TACTGGTAAAGCTGATCCACAAGTATACCAAGAAAAACCTTTTAATCTAAAAATCTTAAAACAAGATGTTGACAAGTATTTAAAAGCTGATGATGAAATTGTTAAGTTAGAACAAAAGGTAACGTATATACAAAGTGTTGTTGATTACTTAGATAAAACTATTCGTATTATTTCAAATCGTACATTTCAAATTAAAAATGCTATAGAGTGGAAAAAATTTACTTCTGGCGTTATCTAAAATGTTTGCTCCTGAACCATACAAGGTCCATCAATCTGTCATTTCTAAAAGTATCTGTAATGAAATAATTTCAATTGGTGAGCAACAAAAATTAACTGACGCAAAAATACAAGAAGGTCATCAAAATAATCGTAAGTCAACTGTGTCTTGGATTAAAGATGAGAGTATTGAAAATATTTTATCAAGTACAATTCAGACTTGTAATAAGATATGGAATTATAATTTAACTGAATGTGAGCCGTTTCAATATACAGTTTATAATCAAAATGATTTTTATGATTGGCATATTGATACACACAACAAACCATATCCAAATGGTTTAATAAGAAAGTTAAGTTTTACTTTATTGTTAAATGATGAATACGAAGGTGGTGAATTTGAAATTTGCGTTCCCTCTCCTAAAACAGAAAAACAAAGATACATAAAAATAGATGATAAACAAATAGGAACTATGATAGTGTTTCCTAGTTTTGTTTGGCATAAAGTTAATCCTGTTATAAAAGGTGTAAGAAAATCATTAGTTGGTTGGATTGTAGGAAGTCCTTTTAAATAATATGCAAAATATAATTGTAGAAAAACTTAATGATGTTTACATAAAAATTGACGCTGACGCTTCTATTCGTAGAGAATTGTCCGACTATTTTTCTTTTGAGGTTCCTGGTTATAAGTTTACACCTCAGTTTCGTAATAGAGTTTGGGATGGAAAAATAAGATTATACTCTTATGCTACAGGTCAAATGTATGTAGGGTTATATCCTTATCTACAAGAATGGTGTAAGAAGAAAAACGTATATATTGTTGAATCTAGTCAAATATTGACACATAGGAGTGTCTCAGCCGCCGATATAGACGGTATGATTAAAGAATACGATCTATCTATTAAACCTAGGGACTATCAAATAAACGCATTTAAATTCGCATTAGAATATGATAGAGGATTAATATTATCACCTACAGCTTCAGGTAAGTCGCTTATTATCTATATGTTGGTCAGACATTATCTTAATTCAATAAACAATAATATTTTAATCATTGTACCTACTACCTCACTTGTAGAGCAATTATATAAAGACTTTAAAGATTATGGATATAACGTTACAAAGAATGTAAGTAGAAAATATCACGGTTATGATATTGATGAAAACAAGAGAGTAGTTATTTCTACTTGGCAGTCATTATATAAATTACCTAAAGCTTCTTTTGAAAATTATGGTGCTGTAATTGGTGATGAAGCTCATCTTTTTAAAGCCGTTTCGTTAACAAAGATTATGACAAAGTTAACTGATTGTAAGTATCGTATTGGTCTTACAGGAACTTTAGATGATAGTAAAACACATAAGTTAGTGTTGACAGGTCTGTTTGGTATGGTCAATAAGGTTGTATCAACAACTGAATTGATTGAAAGAAAACAACTAGCAAACTTAAAGATTGTTTGTTTAAATCTAAAATATCCAGAAGCGGAAGCTAAAAAAGTATATGGTGTTAAGTACTTTGAAGAACTAGAATATCTTACTCAAAATGTGTCCCGTAACAAATATATAAGAAATCTTACTTTAGCCTTAAATGGTAATACTTTATGTTTATTTCAATTAGTAGAAAAACACGGTGAAAATCTATTTAACTTAATTAAACAAAAGGCTGATCCAAAAAGAAAAGTATTCTTTGTTTATGGTGGAACAGAAACAGAGGATAGAGAAAAGATTAGAGCAATTACAGAAAAGTCAGATAATGCTATTATTATTGCTTCATTTGGAACTTTTTCTACTGGTATTAATATACGTAATCTACACAATATTGTTTTTACAAGTCCTAGTAAAAGTCCTATCAGAATATTACAAAGTATTGGTAGAGGATTGAGGGTTGGAGATAAAAAACAAAGTGCAACAGTATATGATATTTCAGATGATCTGACCTATAAAGATAAAAAGAATTTTACGTTAACACATTTTCAGGAAAGAGTTAACATATACAATAGAGAAAATTTTAACTATGAAATACACACAATAACTTTGAAAGATATGATTTATGATTTCAGATGAGGATTTTATTTTTTTACTTTATGAGAGTAGAAATGCTAGAACAATTTTAGAAATAGGTACAGGAACAGGTAAGAGTACAGCTGCTCTTTCAACAAACGGTTCACTTGTAGTTACTATTGATAGAAATGATATATTTACTTTTAAAGGATTAAAGTTTGCTAAGAGACATATTATGGAAAGTAAAGACTTTTGGTTTAATCCACATTTACAATATAATTTGTTATATGAGTTTGTTTTTGTTGACGCCTCTATTGGATTAGGTGATTGTAGCGAAATATTAAAAAGAACAACTGATAATTTTAGTATTGCGTTCCACGACTACCTTCCAGGAAATAAAAATAAAAATGAAAATAAAGGTGAATATAATATGAAATATTTTAAAGAAGCTGCATTGGAAAACTATCAAATAACTCAACGTACTGGTGGTACACATTGTGCTATACTAGACCTAAAGAAAGATAAATAGTTATATGATTAATCGTATAGATACAAAGTCGGTTAAAATACTCAGATTGGTTTCTGGAGAAGAAATATGTTGTAAATTTCCTCTAGCTAAAAATCAATTACCTGAAAACTCAAAACTATTGAGATTACAGGAACCTATGTTAATTAAATATGTTCCTAGAATTACTGAACACGGTATCTCCGATTACATAGCATTGGTTAAGTGGGTAGGATTTACAGATGAAAAAGTGGTAACAATTCCTATAGATAAAATTATTACAATCTGCAATGCCACTCCTCAGTTTACAGAAAGATACGATCAACTAACTGCAGCTATAAAAAATGTTAAACAACCACTTCCTGGATATATTGAAAGAAATATGACACAAGAAGAATTATCTTTTGCCGCTTCCAATGATGAAGATTATGATAGAGAAGTTAATGAAGATGAGATGAGGGAGATTACTAAGTTTATTAAAAATAATAATAAGAAGAAATTACACTAGTGAGGTAGCTGGTTCTCGGCAACAACCCACAAGGGTATTATAACAGTAAAATTAAATTATGTCAAGTGCTTATGAAAATCAGATATTATAAAGATATAAGTAAAGGCCGATGGATAGGGTTTTTACTTGCTATGTTAAGTGCCTATATATTATCAAGTGCAAATATATCAACACAATGGGTAGGATGGCTAATAGGTTGTTTTTCTTGCTCCATATGGGTTTATATGGGTTGGAAAGACAAAGATATACCTCGAATGTTAATGGAATTATTTTATCTATTACTTGCTATGAGGGCTGTATATAATTGGTTAATATGACACTAGAATTATCAAAACACGGTAAAAAACTAATTAAACTATATGAACATATGGCTAGAAAAGGTTATAATAAAACCGATGGAAATAGAGTTGAAAATGCCTTTGATAACTTTGAAATAAGAAAATTTAGAAAAATAATAAAAAAGAAGATAAACAATATAGAAATTAACAGTTTATTAGATTATGGCGGTGGTGCGTCAAATTGGAACAAACCTAATTTTGAACCCACAACAGGAGAGTCTGCAAAACAATTTTTTAAAATAGATAAAGTAACTGTATTTGAACCAGCAAGAAATCTGAATAATAAGGTCAAATCTGATTGTGTTGTTTGTATAGATGTATTAGAACATATTTTTTTAGCAGATGTAGCAAACGTTGTAGATGAACTTTTTTCACTTACAAACAAAATATTAATCATAAATGTTGCGTGTTATAAAGCAACTGCATTACTGCCAAATGGTGAGAATGCTCATATAACAGTTAGATCACCTGATTGGTGGAGAGGTTTAATAGACAGTATTGCGACAAAACACGAAAATGTCGAAGTAGTCTTAATATGTTCAAATACATATAACGCAGGTGTTATTTACGAATCATTTAAAACAAAAGATTGGCACTCCTCTAAAACTTACACCATAGGGTTCAAATATAGAACTTTTGGTACGGTGGACCATTGACAAAAATAACAAAGTATAGTATTATATAATTATGACTAAAACAAAAAAAAGATCGGAACATTACGTTGATAATAAGAAGTTTTTTGAAGCGATGGTTGAATATAAAGACCGTTGTGAAAAAGCTAAAAAACGTGGTAGAAAAAATCCTCCAGTAACAAATTATATAGGAGAATGTTTTTTAAAGATTGCGAATCATTTATCTTATAGACCAAACTTTATAAATTATACCTTTAGAGATGATATGATTTCAGATGGTATAGAAAATTGTTTACAATATTTAGGTAACTTTAATCACAAAAAATCAAACAACCCATTTGCTTATTTTACGCAAATAATTTATTATGCTTTTATTAGAAGAATACAAAAAGAGAAAAAACAAGCTTCTATTAAATACAGAATGATTGAACAGGCTAACATAGATGAATTTACTACATTACCTGGTGATACAAATAATGATTATAAAAATCAGTTTTTAGAATTTTTAAGAAAAAACAAACCATCAACTGATGAACAACCTAATCCAAAAGATATAAAGGTTAAAAAAAGAAAAAAAAGAACCTATACAAGCGTTTTAGATATATAATGAAAATTGCATTACTAAACGATACCCATTTTGGTGTTCGTAACGACAGCGAAGCTTTTAGAAACTATCAATTAAGATTTTATAATGAAATCTTTTTTCCTTACTTAAAACAACACAACATAAAAACCTTAATTCATTTAGGTGATGTTGTTGATAGAAGAAAGTTTATTAATTTTCAAACAGCTTCAGTTTTTAGAAAATATTTTTTTGATAGATTATATGAAGAAAATATTGATACACATATCATTATTGGAAACCACGATACATATTTTAAAAACACAAATCAAGTTAATGCGGTAGAAAATTTATATACATCATTTGATGGAAATAAAGAACCTTGGATTTACACAAAATCTACTTTAGTCAACATTGACGGAACAGATATATTATTTGTTCCTTGGATTTGTGATGATAACTACAACCATTCTTTAGAAATGTTAAAAACAGCTAAGGCAGATTTATGTTTTGGCCATTTAGAAATTAAAGGTATTGAAATGCAAAATGGCGTAATTAATGAACACGGATTAAATAAATCAGATTTTAGTAGATTTGATAGAGTTATATCAGGTCACTTTCACAAACATACAGATGATGGTCAGATTTACTATTGTGGTGCTCAATATGAAATGACTTGGTCAGACTACCAGGATCCAAAAGGCTTTCATATATTTGATACTGAAACAAGAGAAATAGAAAGAATAATAAATCCATATACAATACATAAAAAAATAATATATGATGATAAAAAAAGAGATTATAAAAGCCTTGATATATCTGAATACAACAATCATTTTATTAAATTAATTGTATTAAATAAAACAGACAATCAAGTATTTGACAAATTTGTAGAAAGATTGTATAATGAAATATCTGTGTATGATTTAAATATTATAGAAGATTTTTCAGATATTAAAGCTAGTGTTAGAGATGATATATTAGAAATGGGCGAAGATACACTTACATTTTTAAATAATTATGTTGATCAGATAGAAACGGATGTAAATAAATCAAAACTAAAACAATATTTAAAATCAATTTACATAGAAGCTAATGACACAACCACTACAGTATGATATATTTTAAAAAACTTAGATGGCGAAATTTTTTATCTACTGGTAATCAGTTTATAGAAGTTGATTTAGCTAAAGCGCAATCAACACTTATTATTGGAACAAACGGTGCAGGTAAATCTACTTTGCTTGACGCATTGTGTTTTGCATTATTCAATAGACCTTTTAGAGATATAAAAAAAGAACAATTGGTAAACACAATTAATCAAAATGATTGTTTAATTGAATGTGAATTTGAAACAAGTAATAAGAAATATAAAGTTGTAAGAGGAGTTAAACCAAATACATTTGAAATCTATTGTAACAATGTATTATTAAATCAGGATGCTTCAAATATTGATTATCAAAATATGTTAGAACAAAACATATTAAAATGTAATTATAGAGCTTTTTGTCAAGTTGTTATTTTAGGTTCTACCTCTTATGAACCTTTTATGCACCTACGTGCTAGATACAGACGAGAGGTAGTAGAAGAAATATTAGACATAAGAGTTTTTAGTCATATGGATTTATTATTAAGACAAAAACAAGGTGAATTAAGCAAAGCTGTTATAGATGTAAAACATAGATACGATCTAATGACAGAAAAATACGAACTACAAAAGAAACATTTTGAACAAATAAAAAATAGAGACACTTCGGATATTGAAGACAGAAAAAAACAACTAAAAGAAAATGAACAAAGTAATTACGAATATAATCAAAAATTACAATTATTAAATGAAAAAATTATAACTGCAAAGGCAGAAATATGGGTGGCTGAAAAACATAATAAAAAAATTTATGACCTTTCAAAGTTAGAAACAAAAATAGAAACTAACTTATCAAATCATAAAAAAACTTTAAACTTTTTTGAAGAAAATGACACTTGTCCTACTTGCACACAATCAATCGAATCATCTTTTAAAGAAAAAAAAGTAATTACAGAAAAAAATAAAATAAATGAATTAGAAAAAGGTCTAAGTGAACTTTCAAATGAAATGGAAAAAACACAAGCAAAAGTAGATGAAATGGGTAAACTAAATGACAAACTGTCAGAATTAAATATAGCTGTAGCAAAAATCAATACTTCTATTTCAGAAATTAATAGACACTCAAATAGATTAGATTCAGAAATAGCTAAGTTAGAATTAGACTCAGAAAATACAAACAAAGTAGCACAAGAATTAGAACAAATAAAAGAAAGTTTAAAATCTGTAAACGTTGAAAAAGAAAAGGCTGTGGAAGAAAAGAAATATATTGATATTGCCAGAGAAATATTAAATGATACAGGCGTTAAAGCCAACATTATTAAGAAGTATCTACCAATAATGAATAATTTGATTAATAAGTATTTACAATCTATGGACTTCTTTGTCAACTTTCATTTAGATGAAGAATTTAACGAAACAATTAAAAGTAGATTTAGAGATACCTTTAATTATAATAGTTTTAGTGAAGGTGAGAAATTAAGAATAGACCTTGCATTATTATTTACTTGGAGAACTATTGCCAAAATGAAAAATAGTACAAATACAAATCTATTAATATTAGATGAAATATTTGATAGTAGTTTAGATGGTCAAGGTACCGAAGACTTTTTTAAAATACTCAAAACACTAACAAACGAAAATACATTTATTATATCACATAAAGGAGATATATTATTTGATAAATTTACTAATATAATTAAGTTTGAAAAATATAAAAACTTTACGAGGTTAGCACAATGACATATGAATTATTACCACCAAGTGATCCAAGAGTACTATCAAGTATAGCACCTTTTGATATTGAAACATTTAAAAAAGAAGAAAAGATAGAACTAAAAGAATTTGTTAACAATATGTTTGAAACTATGAAAAAATATGGTGGTATAGGATTATCAGCTAATCAAGTTGGAAAACCTTATCGTATGTTTATAATGGGTGATCACCCACAAGTACATCAAAGTAAAAAATGGGTTTGTATAAATCCAGAAGTAACGTTAGCAAGTAAACAAACAATTAGAATGAAAGAGGGTTGTTTAACTTTTCCTTTTTTATTCCTAGACATAGAAAGACCAAACTCAGTTAAAGTTAAATACCTTGATGAAGATTTAAAAGAACAAGAAGAAGATATGATTGGTATTGTTAGTAGATGTTTTCAACACGAATTAGATCATATGAATGGTATTGTTTTTACAGAAAGGGTTAGTAAATTTAAATTAGATTACGCTCTTAAAAAAAGAGATAAAGAAATAAAAAGGATGCAAAAATTATGGAAACTCCAATCTGCAAAGAATTAGATTTACCTCAGTATAAAAATAGTTTAGGCGAAGTTGTTAACTATCTAAACAATTTATCTTATTCTGTTGTTAAAACAAAATACAATGCAAAAGGCAATTGGGATGCTATATCTATTAGAGGTTATAGTGATGACATTTCTAATATATTAAAACCAGGCGTATTAGAAAGTAATGTAGAAGAACAACCATTAAGATGGACACATTTATATGAACAAGCAGAATTATTACCTTTAAAAGAAATACTATTACACATACCTGCTGAATTTGAAAGAGTAAGAGTAATGAGATTGAAAGCAGGCACTCGAATCTCTAAACACACAGACAAAGTTGACAAGGCCATTAAGAATGGTGATATAATAAGATTACACGTACCTTTAAAAACAAGCTCAAAAGTAACTATGACCTTATGGGAAAACAAAGACGCTAAAATATATAATTTAGAAACTGGTAAATATTATTATACAGATGTTTCTAAACCACACGCCGTAGAAAACTTAGCAGATTTTGATAGACTACATTTAGTTATAGATTGCTTTAACAATCCTAAATTAAAAAACCTATTAAAACAAGATGTTACTAGCTAGACCTAAAGATTTTGAAAAAGTAAAAGAAATTTTTTATAAGCACAAAAAATGGTTTCCTCATATAAGAACCGATTATATGAAACGTATGATTGCAAAAGAAAGAATGGTTTATGAGGATTCGGTTATTATTACCTTTCATCACGCTAAAAGAAAACAAAAGATAGGTAATGTACAAATAGAAAAAGGTGATACCGTATTACACCAGATCGCAAGTGAATTTCAAGGTGATGGTAATGGCAAATTAGTTATTAATAGATTTTTTGAATGGTGCCCACAAAACGTCTTTTTATCAGTAAGAGCTGATAACTTGACAGCGTGTAAATTTTATGATAGCATAGATATGAAAGTTGAGGGAAAAACAAGTTGGGCAAAAGGCACACTCCCTGGTTTAGTTTATGGAAAACGCAAAACAAGCAGTTAGAGACTGGAAAGATAATAAAGGATTTCCATATTATCCTAAAGATAAAAAATGGAAAGACAAAGAATATCAAAACTTATTATCATTTAATAGAGATACAATTTTAGATAGACCTAATAAAATCATAGGACAATCAACACACGGATTATCACTTGCCTGGTCTTATATGCCACACGCTTGGGGTATTAAATGTGGTAAGATGAAAACACCTATGGAAATATGGGAAGATGAAGAACATTTAGAAAAAGGCATTAATAAGATTTTAACAGGCACTTTCTTTAAACAAAAACCAGCACATCAAATTACAGATTCAGATATGAGAGCTATGTTAAGACGATATAGTGGTACTCAAATGGTATCTAATTTTAGACCTACAGCAGCTGCAACTTTATATGATTTGTTTGTAGATAAAGATAGTCCTTTAGAAGGTACAGAAGCAGGCACAGTATGGGATCCAAGTATGGGTTATGGTGGTCGTTTATTAGGTGCAATTGCAGCTGGCGTTAATTATATAGGAACTGATCCTTGCGTTCCTACTTATTCAGGTTTAGAAAAAATTAGAGACGAATATGGTCATACTCACAAATCATATAAGTTATTAAGACAAGGTAGTGAGACATTTATACCAGAAGATGAAAGTTTAGACTTTGTATTTACAAGTCCACCTTATCTAGGCCACGAAATGTATGGTGACGAAGAAGAACAATCATTTAGAAAGTTTCCAGTACAAGATCAATGGCGTAATGGTTTCTTATTAAAGACTATACAAAACGCATACAAAGGTTTGAAAAAAGGTAAGTATGCAGCTTTCAATGTTGCAAACGTTAAATCATATAAGACATTTGAAGAAGACACTTATGATTGTATGAAAGAAGCAGGATTTAAAGATATAGATGTTTGGTGGTTATCTTTATCTACCCAACAAGGTACACAGGCACAATCAACACTAGATGGTGATGAAACTGAAGTAAAACAAAAAAACAATTATATAGGGCGATTCGCAAGACCTGATATTCCAGGTAGAAAATACGAACCTATATTCATTGGAATCAAGTAATGAAAAAAAAAGATACAACAACTGAAATAAAAAACTACTGTAATAACTGCGGACACGAATGCCATTGTGGAAAAAAATGTAAACAAGAATACACAGATGGCGATGGTGAAAGATATGAGATTCAGATTTGTAGTCATTGCCGACACGAAAAAAAACAAAAAAATAAGAAAAAAATCTAATGTTCTTGTTTTGTTCTCATTAAAACCTAATAAAATCGTTGTTTTTTAGTGCTTGACTTTTAAAGTGTTTTAGTGTAGCGTAGTAGTATATGACACAAAACACTATGCAAAGTCAAAAATCTAATCTGGCAAAATTACTTGCAACAGAAAATATACAAGTTTTACAAAATCAAGTTAAGACGGCTTCGTTTGATGTTAAAGACCGAGTATTAACTATTCCGTTTTTTCAACATAATGACAATAACGTTATTGATATGTTGATTGCACACGAAGTTTCACACGCTTTACATACACCATCTAAAAGTTGGGTAGATATGAAAGACCGATCAGATGAGTTTAGGTCGTTTGTAAACGTTTTAGAAGATACTAGAATTGATAAACTTATACAAAAAAAATATCCAGGTGTTGTACAAAACTATTTAAAAGGTTTTGATAGTCTTTTAAAAGAAAACTTTTTTGGTACTAAAGATAGAAATTTAAATGATTACTCTTTAATTGATAGAATTAATCTTTGGTACAAATCATCAAAAACTCTCCCTATTACATTTAAACCTAAAGAAAAAGTTTTTATTAACGCAATTGAAAAACTTAAAACATTTAAAGATGTCTTAAAACTTGCTGAAGACATTTTAGGTTATTGTAAAGAAGAATTAAAAAACGCTAAACAAGAAACAGTTGAAATTTATACACCTGTTGCTGAAGAAGGCGAAAAAACAGATTTAAATACAGAACAATCTGAGTCTAAAGATGTAAATGATAAACTTGACGCTTGGGTAAATAAAAATACAGAAGCTAAAGATAAACCTGAAAAAGATAAGTTAACTAAAACAGGTCAATCAAGTAATGGTGCTGATGGTACTACTAAACTTACTGCTGTTACTAATGACGTATTTACCGATCCTAGACTTTTTGATTTAGAAAAATCATCAAGAGCTTATGCTAAATTAAATCACGTTGACTTAAAAAATTTAATTATACCTAATGCTAAATTTATTAGTGATAATCAAAGAGCATATTTAGAAACAGGTAAGAAATGGCCTAGTTACCAACACGGTTTAAAAGAATGTGAAAAGAAATTTACTGAATTTAAAAACAAATCTATACCAGTTGTAAACTATCTTGTAAAAGAATTTGAAATGAGGAAGAATGCTAGATTACACGCAAGAGCTTCTACTGATAAAACAGGAGTAATTGATCCTCTTAAATTACATACTTACAAATTTGCTGAAGATATTTTTAAAAGAATTACTATTGTTCCTAATGAAAAAAATCACGGAATGATTTTCTTATTAGATTGGTCTGGCTCTATGTCAAATCATTTAATGCCAACAGTTGAACAATTACTTAACTTAGTATGGTTTGTTAAAAAAGTAAATATACCTTTTTCAGTATATGCCTTTGTAAATAATTCTTCTAATACTGACGTTGATTCAAAAGTTGCACCGTTCTCAACAAAAAATGGTGAATTACATTTAGATCAATCTACTAAATTGATACAATTATTTACTCACAAACTTACTAAAACTCAAATGTTAATGTCTGCTAAAACACTTTATACAATGGCGGCTTATTATACAAATAGATATACAAGATATGATATGTTTAATAGTCCTAGTTGTGAAGTGCCAAGTCCACACGGCGATTATCAATTATCATCAACACCTTTAGATGAGTCTTTAATTGCAATGGATAAAATTATTACTATGTTTAAAAATCAAAACAAAGTTGATAAAACTGTTTTAGTATGCTTAACTGACGGAGGTGCTAATAGTATAAATGGTGTTATTGGTGCTAAAGGTAGAGAGATACACATTAAACTTGGTAAAAATTATGTTGCTTGTAATAGATGGGATATAACAAAAGAATTACTTACTTACCTAAAGAAAAAACACGATATTAAAACTGTAGGATTCTATATTGTAAATAATTTTAAAAGACTTCAACATAGATTATGGCATAGACCTGCTAATCAAATAGATAAAATCAAGTCTATCTTTAATAAAGAAAAAGTTTTTGCTGATAGAGAATCAGGCTATGATGTTTATTACTATGTTAAAAGTGATTTAAAGGTTGAGTCAAGTGATTTAGATCAACTTACAGTTGATTCTAAAAAGTCTGAAATTAAAAGAATGTTTGCTAAATCAATGAAAGGACGACTCATTTCCAGAGTATTATTACAGAAATTCATCAAGGAG